GTATTTAAAAATGCAGAGGGAAAAGCATACGATATAGAAGGCAAAATATTTTCTGATGATGGCGGAAAAAGTTGGTCCACATGTGGAGATAGTAGAGTATATATTGAATTTCCTTATGTACCTAAAACTGAAAAAATAATTTTAGAAAATAATAAATAAAAATAACTAGGAATAATTGTTAATGAAATAAAATTTAAAGAATTATATTACACTAATGTTCAAAGCATACAATATTCCCTAAAGGAAGGAGTTTGTATGGAAAGTTTTGAAATATCCGAAAAAGATAATAAATTTTTGGAGTTAATTGAAAAATTGGTAACCGATGGCGTGGCCAAAGGTATAAAAAATGGATTAGAAGCAGCTAGGAATGAGGAAAAGATAAAAGAAAAAATGACTTATGATATTAAGTTGAAAAATACTAGATTATTACTAAAGAATTATAGGAAATTTGTGAGTTTTTGTAAACAAGCAACAGTAAGTGAAAAGGAATTAGAAACAGCAACAGTAGAGGAAATATTGGACAAACTATATTGTTCTGCTTATGATGAAGTAACTATTGTGCAATCAATTTTAGCATCTAAAAAAAGAACAGAAATTATATTAACACACATAGAAAGAATTATAAGATTTTATATATTTGAAGCGGATGCAAGCAAGAATGATGAAAAATGGAGAAAAGCCCATGTTTTAAATGACTTATATGTAGAGGGAGATTATAAACCTAAAATATCTGACCTGTCAGAAAAGTATCATGTAGGAGAAAGACAAATACATAGAGATGCTAGGTCAGCAATCGAGGAAATATCAGTGCTTATGTTTGGAATTGATGGAATAAGAAAAATGTACTAGCATTATAAAAATTCTTGTCAAAAACTTGTCATTGACACGACATTTTCAAGAGTTTATAATAGTAGTATCAAAAATTGTTTAAATTTAATTTTCATTTCATTTATTCCTTTTTAAATGAGATATGAGGAGGGCTTATGCTATATTAGAGCATAGGTCCTTTTTGTATTAACTAAAGAATAGAGGTATGCCTATGGATTTGGCAGTTTGTTTATTAAGAAAATGCAAGAATTGCAAAAATGCAGTAAATTGCTTCAAGGAGGATGATTATATTGGAAAACCACAATTTAAAAATGCAAAAAGTAAAAACAAAAGATCTAAAATCAGCAAAATACAATCCAAGAAGAAAACTAGAAAAAAATGATGAAGCATATCAGAGAATTAAATCAAGTATAGAAGAATTTGGCTATGTAGATCCTATGATTGTAAATGCTAATAATATGACAGTTATAGGCGGACATCAAAGATTAGAAATACTAATAGATTTAGGATATGAAGAAGTAGAATGTATAATGGTAAATTTAGATGAAAAGCAGGAAAAAAGGCTTAATTTAGCATTAAACAAAAATGTAGGATATTGGGATAATTCAAAATTAGAGGAATTATTCGATGAATTGAATTTATCTGAAGAGGAATTATTTGCAACAGGATTTAGTTTAACAGAGGTAGAAAATCTAAAAACAGATTTTATTACAGAATTGTTAGATGAAGATTTTTCAACAGTTGATAGACATTTAGATAAATTCGCAGTAACATTTAACATACCAAAAGAATATGAGGAGCAATTTAGCAAATACATAAAGAAAAATGGAAAAGATTATTTAGTGGATATACTTATTAATACTGTTGAAAAGGAAGTGATATAAAATGCCAGACTGCGGAAGTCAAGTTGTATTATGTGATGTGCCTGTTAGATTTGATACATATAAAGGTTGTTCGCATTTATGCAAATATTGTTTTGTGCAAAGGAAAAAAGATATAACAGATATTGAAAAAGGAGAAACAGCAAAAGCATTGATGAATTTTATCAATGGCCAAAGGTCGCAAGCAGTAAATTGGTGTGATTGGAATATACCACTCCATTGGGGAGGAATGTCAGATCCATTTCAACCAGCAGAGAAGAAATATAGATTATCTTATGAATGTTTGAAGGTATTTGCAGAAACACAATATCCGTTTATTGTATCAACAAAGGGTAAATTGGTTATTGATAATGAATATTTGACATTATTAAGAAAATGCAATTGTGTTGTTCAAATTAGTATGATATGTTCAAAATACGATGTATTAGAACCAGGAGCACCGACATTTGAAGAAAGGTTAGAAATGGTAAGAGTATTAGCTCAAAATGTAAAACGAGTAATAATTAGGATTCAACCATATATGACACAAGTATTTAAAGATGTTAAAGAAAACATGAAAAAATTTGCTGAAGCAGGAGCTCATGGAGTTATAGTTGAGGGAATGAAATTTGCAAAGAAAAAGCCGAATCTTATAAAAGTTGGTGCTGATTTTGTATATGAAAAGCAAATACTAAAAGACCAGTTTGAACAATTAAAAGAGGAAGCCCACAAACATGGATTAAAATTCTATGTTGGTGAAAATAGATTAAGAACATTAGGAGATGAGATGTATTGTTGTGGAATAGAAAATATGCCTAATTTTAAGCCAAATACATATAATTTATGCCATATTTTAAACAACAAAGAATATGAAGTAACTGAAGGAATGAAAAAGCCTGATACTGCATTGTGCTTTACAAGCATATATCAAAGTACACTGGGGCATCAATCATTAGTAGGCAAGACATTCGAAGATTTTATGATAGAGGAATATTCAAAAAAGAAAAAAGTATATGATGAAATCTTTGGTAAAGAAAAATAAACAGGTGGCGGGGTGATTGTATGTGGATGAAAAAAATATAAAAAAAGATTATATGTCTGGACTAAAATATAAGGATATAGAAAACAAATACAACATCTCTAATAGCCAATTAATTTATTTAATACAAAAAAATAAATGGAAACGAAAAAGTAATAGGAGTAAAGCTGCGAAAGGTAATACAAGAGCAAAAGGAAATAAAGGTGGACCAGGAGCAGAAAAAGGAAACAAACGAGCATTAACCACTGGAGAATATGAAACTATATTATATGAGATTATGTCAGAATCTGAAAAAACATTATACGATAGCATTGAAATTCAAAGCAAGAAAGATTGTTTGATAGAAGAATATAAAATGCTAACCATAAGGGAATATCGAATTTTAAAGCGAATAAAAACAATTCAAGATAAGGAAAAAGACATGAACATTGAAAGAATTGTAAAAAGGCAATATAGTACAGATAAATCCACAGAAACTGAAACAGTAACCGAAGCAATAAGTGTAATTACCCCATTACAAAAATTAGAAGATTCATTAACAAAGGTACAAGAATCTAAAAGAAAATGTTTAGAAAGCTTGCATAAGATAGAAAATGATGAAAGAAAACTTGAATTAGACTTGATTAGATTAGAAAGAGAAATATCAAAAGAGGGAAGCTCAGACAATGAAAAAATGAGTGATGACAGTTTTATAAAAGCATTAGATAGTAATGTAGAGGAAACATGGGATGACTACGACGAAAACGAAGAATAAACCTCTTAGTATTGATGAAAGAATTTCTAATCTAAAAAAACAAGTAATGCAAAATGCCATAACTTTACGAAAAAAAATCAAGAATGGCACAATATTCAAGTTTAAAAAATTCAGTATAAAACAAAAAAAGGTGTTGACATGGTGGAACGATAAAAGTCCAGTAAAAGATAAAAACGGAATAATTGCAGACGGTAGTATAAGAGCAGGAAAAACATTATCAATGTCATTGTCATTTGTATTATGGGCTATGACAAAATTCAATGGTCAAAATTTCATTATAGCAGGAAAAACAATTGGAACATTCAGAAGGAATGTTCTTTTTTGGTTAAAGTTGATGCTCAAAGCACAAGGGTATCAAATAAAAGACAGAAGATCCGACAATTTGATAGAAATATCAAAGCGGAGAAAAAATAAATTATTTCTACATTTTTGGTGGAAAAGATGAGAGGTCTCAAGATTTAGTACAACGGAATAACAGCAGCTGGAGCTTTCCTTGATGAAGTTGCACTTATGCCTGAAAGTTTTGTAAACCAAGTTATAGCAAGATGTTCTGTTAAAGGCTCAAAATATTGGTTTAACTGCAATCCAGAAGGACCAAATCATTGGTTTAAAGTTAATTGGATTGATAAAGCAAAAGAGAAAGGCATTATATATTTACATTTTACAATGGATGATAATTTAAGTTTATCTGAAGATGTAAAAGATAGATATAAAAAAATGTTTGTGGGTGTTTTCTTCAAAAGATATATTTTAGGGTTATGGGTATTAGCTGAAGGTATTATATATCCAAATTTTGATAGAGAAAAACATACTGCAAAACTAAAAGATATTCCAAGTAGGTTTGATTATTTTTATGTAACATCTGACTATGGAATAACAAATCCACAAGTTTTCCTATTATGTGGAATTAAATTCATTAATGATAAACCTCATGTATGGGTTTTAGATGAATATTATAATGTGGGTAAAAAGAAAAATAAATTAGGACAGGAAGAAAATATTACAAAAACTGATGAATTGTTTTTGAAGGATTATAAGAAATTTATTGAGGGTATAGACATAAAGAAAACAATTATAGATCCAAGTGCTACATCATTAATAAATTTATTCAAACAAAACAATATACAAGTTAAAGAGGCAGACAATGCGGTAATAGATGGTATAAATTTAGTTTTGAATTGGCTAGATGAAGAAAGAATACATATTATTGCTGAAAAATGCCCTAACCTATTAAGAGAATTTGCATCTTATATCTGGGATGCAAAAGCACAGGAAAAAGGAGAGGACAAACCTATAAAATTAAATGACCATGCATTAGACGCATTAAGATATTTATTACAAACAATATTCCCAATCAAGAGAAAGGGAGCATATTTCAATAGATAGGAGAGGTTTTATAATGGTTACTGAAATGGAAAAAATTGATTTTATATTGAGGGAAGGCTCAAGAAATAACATTGGATTAAAGGATTTTATAAAATTACAAGTACAAGAATTTGAAGAATCAGATGAAAGAAAAGAAATGATTAAAGGTCAAAAATATTATGATAATGTAACTGAAATATTGAAAAAGAAAAGATATTACATAGATGATAATTCTAAAGTGGCAATGAGTAAATTCTTTTCAAATTATCAATTAGCGCATTCTATTCCAAGAATACTTGTAAATCAAAAAGCAGGTTTATTGCTAAAAAAGAATATATCAGTAAAAGAAATATTGGAAGATGAAGATCAAGAAGAGGATCAAGATTATAAAAAAGAATTGAAAAAAATGTTTAATGATAGGCGACACAAAACATTAAAATATACATTGATAGAAGCAGTAAACAAAGGT